GGATTCGAATATCCGCTCGGTGCCGTCAATATCGGCAATGGCCTGCAACAGCCCCGCCGTATGCTCTTCCGCGTTGGGCCAGAACCCGACTTCGCTCCCGTGGAACAACTGGATTGTGGACGACCGCCCGACTTCCTTGGTCCCCGCCGTCGCCACCGCATACGAGCATTCGCGGCCCGAGAAGTTCAGTTCCTTGGCGTTCGACGCCCCGGTGTCATGCTTGGCCCAGTCCGGCACCAGTTCGTGATACCGCTTAGTCATCTTGAACAGGTTATCAGTCGCCGCCTGTTCGTGCGTCAGGATGAACGCGTTAAGCCCCTTGCCACCCCATAGCCGCCAGTAGAACCGGCCCTGAATGTAGGTCGAACAGCCCATCTGGCGGCCCTTGAGAACGATGGCGCGAACCTTGCCGGTCTTGCGCCGCTGTTCCTCTAGTTGCTCGTGCAGCGCCTTCTGCGCATGATTGAGCGCGAATGGCACGATATGCCCGGACTTTACGCGGATGCGGAGGCAGTGCTTGGCGAAGTATTCGAAGTCGTCGCGTAGCCGCCGCAGTTTGGCCTGGTCGAAGTCAGTCATCGAGCGCGTCTAAAGCCGCGCCAAGGTTGACCGTCACGTTATGCTCGAACCGCTCCTTGAACGCCTGCACGTTGATATGCTTGCCGATCAGGTCGAGCGTCTGGCGTTCATTGCTGCGGTCGGCCTCGGCCTTGCAGCGGCCATGCAGATCGATGGCGTTGCGCAAAACCCACTCGGCGTCAATATCCAGCTTTTCGGCGCGCTTGGCCATTTCGGCGGCGATGGCGGCTTTAATTTCATGCCTCGCCATCATCTCGGCGGCGTATGTGTTGGGGTTTTTGAACCCGGCACGTTCAGCGGCGCGCGTGGCATTCAGGTCTTTGAGGTATTCTTTGACGAATTCGGCCTGCTTCGGAGTCATGACGCATTATCCGTTATCATCATCAGGTCAGGCGGTGCGGTCAGAGCCATGATTGCATCGGCCAGCTCGGTCTGGATCTGGTCGGTCTTGTGTTTGATTTGATCGTGGCGGCGCTTGGCTTCGGTTAGCCGTATGTCCATTGCGATGACGCGGGCATCAGCGTCCTCTACGTCCTGCGCTGCGGCATGTTCGGTTTCCCGCCATTTGGCGAGGTTCTCGATCAGGGCGGCAACAGGGGTGAGGTCCATGCAATTACCTCCCCACGCAGTCAGAGCCACGCGCTGTCCCGAAAGGCTCTGAGCCATCAATGCGTCGTCGCGTCGGGTGATGTGTGGGGAGTTAGCGCTACGGGAAGGGAAAACCAGCGCGCCAAAGCTGTTGGTCGCATTACGCAACCGTGCATTACTGCCTTAAGCGATGCGCGCGGGTGTGTCAAGCCAACGCGTCCAATGCCTTAAGCGCCGCATCAAGCACCATCCTGTCGCGGGCATCGCTTGGCCCTTCGATCAGATTTGCGAGCCAATACGGCCCCGTATCCGTATACAGGTCCGATAGCAGTTGATCGAGATACGGCGCGCAGCCTTGGTCTATCTTGGCCTCGGCCTGCTTGAGCCATGCCTTGTCGGCCAATGCCCGTTCCAACTCATCCTCGGTGATAATCAGGATCACATTGCCGCGCGGGCTGTTGTCGAGTGCGCAAGTGGGCCTGCGGTGGCCGTAGTAGCGCTGCCGGACTTTCGCGAGGCGCTTCCCCAGTGAGTAGCGGTCCTTGGCCTCATTGCCCTGACCCAACAGACCGAACGCAAACGCGCGGCCTAACGCCGTGTTGTAATCGGTGCCAAACTTGTCCCGCATGGCGCGCACCCGGTCGCTGCCATGGTCGAACAACGGCACGGCCCCAGCGCGGGATATACGTCCGCTTTCGGTGCGCTTGCCCGGTTTGCGCTTCCTGCCAGTTGCTCTTGCCATCTAAACCCCCTGAAAAATCCGTTTTAAGCTACCGTACAGCGCGTAAACCATGTTTTGCTAGGGTGAGTGCGGAACTTGCCGCGCCAACGCCTGTAGGCCCGTTTTGACCGGCACCGCTTGGCGCTCATCAGCGCGGCCAGTAACATTCGCGCCTCAATGACGGCTTCCCGGCGCTGCTGGATTGCCGCGTTTCTGTGAAATTCCGCATATCGGAGTTGGCCGTCGTCCATCACTTCCTTCGCCCGGCAAGATTGCGGCAATGCACCTAGCCCGATGGGCTTTACGGATTCTGTCCACTTATCTGCCATCACTTCGCCCGCCACTTCAAATTAGCCCGCGCCATAACCTGGCATAGATCGGGACGGTCAGCCCGCTTCGAATTCCCCGGTGTGTTAGTTGGTTGATACGCGGGTTTTACGCAATGCTGCAAGATCGACGGTTGTGTTCACCACCTTTACCGCGACGCCTTTGGCGGTGCATTTCGTTTTAACCGCGCCGGGACCGTATCGCTTCCACGCTGCGCTAATGGCGGATAACCTAGTTTTTGCGGCGTCATTTGCATTGGTTGGCAGGAAGAAAAACCCATTGGCCTCCAAATCATCCCAAGGGAACCGCCTGAAGCCGCCCATAGCTTCTTCATGAGCCTCCTGTGCATCGAACGCCCCTGCCCCGATGAACAACCTCACAGCGGCGTTGGACAGGTTCGCCGTGGCCTGTTCGCGGCAATCAACTTCATCCATGAGATCGAACATGTATTCCGCGACGTGGGCGAAGGTTGATGCCAGCTTAAAGTTTTTGGCAAAATGCGCTGGAGCGTATGCATCGGCCAATCGGTTGACCACCTTGGCGATGATGCTGGCGCATTCTGCGGCATCGATCTGGGCTGTATCGATCTGATCACGGGTATCGCGTTCCATAGCTAAAAACCTTTTGTCCGGGATATTGCTGTCATACGGCGCATATCTATATATCTGTCAATACGTACCAATCTTTATTTATATAAATATATAGTTTTTTCTGTATTTCCCGCGCGACGGACACTTCGGACACTTTTGCTAGATGAACGTCCAAAGTGTCCCTTAAGGATGCTGTAAAAAGTATACCCTAAAAAGTGTCCGGCTTTGTCCGCGCCGCATTTCATATCCCGGACACTTTTTTAGCCGACTTTTGGGCCGCTTCGGCATGATCCTTGATGATTGCGCGGACATCCTCACGGCGTTCGCGTTCGGATTCTGCCTGCGCTGCGTAAAGGGTATGCACGGCGGGATTGACAACTGCCTTGAGTTTGCCGCTGCGGCTTTCGAAATGTTCGATCCAGCCGTGTGACTGGAGTTGCTGGACTATAGGTTCTACCTCTTCCTTGGTGAACCGGCGCATGATCGTGCTGCCGCGCTGGAACGTGCGATAAGTGACTGTCTCGACATTATGAGCAAGGATATATCCCGCGATGTCCTTGATGACATCATCATCCTGCGCGATGCCGATAACATCCCGGTAGAAGGCCAAGGCATGGGGCATGATGTAGTCGTGCAGAAATGATGCCACCCGGCCCGCTGTGGCCTCTGTGATGGTATCTGGCAGCGTGGGCGCATTGGCGTTCTCAATGCAATGCCAGATGATGCACAAGCGCGGAAACAGGCCGTCATATTTACCTATATGCGTGGACAGCTTCTTGTTCATGCACTCCATTGTTGCGACCATGCCGTGATGCTTACGCTCCAGTTCAGCGCGGATGGCCATGGCCCCATCATCGAATAGTAGCGGTATTTCACCCATGAAACTCTCAGGCGGCTTGCGGTCCTTCAGGTGTTCGACAAGCGCCTCGTATTCATGCGCTACGTTGGGCATTTCCTCATCGACGCCGATACATGATGGTCGCAGGATGATCGGGAAAAATCGCTGGATTAACCCGTCATCGGTTGCCCCGGCCATAACCCGGCGAATGGCATCGGGCTGGATGCCGCCCAGCATCGATATGGACAGGTTGTCTATCAGGATCGATTTACGACTGATGCGGTTAACCGCGTAGGTGCCGCCACCGTAAGCCTGAAGCCAGAACGAACGGTCCTTTGCGCCGCCCTTGCCGCCTGCATATTTTTCAATCCCGCCGAACCACCCCGACAATTCATCCTGAATAGCCAAGATGCCGTTAGGGCTATGCGCACAGACCTCTTGTGCCGCTTCCATCGTGGTATCTTCAATGCGCAGGCGCTCAGGCACCGGCATTTCACCGCTTTCGCCAGCATCCTTCCACGCCACTATATCGCGATTATACTGGCGCAACATTTCTGCATCGATCGATTTAACCTTGCCGGTGGCAATCCGCATGATCGGGCTTTTTTTGGTTGACGGTTCGCCCACCAACATAACCCAAAGCCGCGCGCTTTCCTCCCATTGCTCATGGCGCTTGACCTTGACGCGGATACTGTCGCGAATCACCGCACCACAAGCCGCCAAGGCGGATAATGCAATGCCCGCCATATCACAGCCAATCATGCGGCCCTGCGTTCGTGCGAAATTCTCTATCAACGGCGGCAACAGGCCATGCGGCAATTCAGGCGGCGGCGGCTTATTCCAGAGATCATCTGGGGCATCCACAGCATCTTGTTGTGGCAATTCTGGCTCTGGTTCGGGCGGGGGGGCAACTAGCGGATGACCCGATAAGGCCTTGTAAACCGCATCGATGCCATCACCGGCATGGAGATCGTTGAAGTCATCATAAGGTTCTTCGGGGGCGAATACCGGGATGCCCAGTTCCTGCCCGATACGGATGACATCCGCCAAGCCTTTGCGATCCGCCGCGATGGCAACATCCATCCCCGCGCCATGCAATTCGCGCGCGATGTCAGCAACCCCGTTTTTTGAAAACGCCACGCAAACCCGGTCCATCGTGGCCTGATAAATCGACGCCCCGGTTGCAAAGCCTTCGCAGATGATCGTCCTGCCCAGCGCAATGCCGAAATTCAGCCGCCCGCCTTTCATTGTGCCATGCGCCGGAAAAAACTTGTCCCGTCCGTCATCATCGCGTTTCGGGGCAATCGCCTGCAAGCACTGTATTTCGCCATCGCGATCATGCACCGGGATCAACAGCGATGCGCCCTCTTGCCGCGCCATGTGCGGATCGATGCCCTTGCGACTAAGATAGGCGTGGGCGGGATCAGCTAGCGCAGCATCATCCCACCGTCGTGCGCAATCGCGGATAACCCGCGCACGGTTGGCGCGTTCGGCGTCATCCCTTTGTCGCCGCTTATCGGAGATGTCCGCGCGGGCCTTGGCGTCAAGGTTGAAATCCTTGCCTACCAGCTTTTCGATTGCCGCATCGTGGCTACAGTTTTCCAACTGCATAATGAAGTCGATTACATCACCGTGCGCGCCGCAACCGAAGCAGTGAAAATGATCATCGTAAACCTTGAAGCTAGGTGTCCGCTCGGAATGGAACGGGCATAACCCATCGTATGCTTCCCCCTTTTTCTTCAGAACTACGGTATGCCCGACAACTTCCACTATATTCGCGCTGGCCTTGATTGCCCCCCAGTCATAATTCATATCTATTCGCCCTGCCCTTCATTGTTTTTGCGGTCTTGCAATATGCAGCGGATCTGAAAAACCCTGAGTTCTGGCAATATCTCACCCCATTGGCTTACCGCCGCTTCTGTGATGCCTAGCGCGTCAGCAAGTGCCTTCGCGCTTCCGAATGCCTCAATGGCCTCTTTTTTCGTCATAGCTCTTGACTAGCTAGTTAAGCCAGCTTAAGTCAATAGGCGCAGCGTTGATAGCCCGTCGCTGCCGGGCCAGCCCAATGAGGTGAGACTAATGAGCGTCCTTTCGACTATCTCCAAGCCGGAGAACCGCCCGCCGATAATTACCATTTGCGGCGATGCAGGCACGGGCAAAACCAGCCTAGCCGCCACCTTCCCCAACCCCATCGTTATCCGCGCCGAGGATGGCTTGCAGTCCATCCCAGATGACAAGCGCCCGGACGCCTTCCCGGTCCTGAAAAGCGCGGACGATCTCTGGCCGCAGCTTATGGCGCTGCTGCAAGAGGATCATCAATACCGCACGGTAATTATCGACAGCGTTTCCGCGCTTGAGCAATTGTTCGTGCGCAGCGTCATGGAAGCAGATGGCCGGTGCAAAAGCATCAATCAGGCGCTCGGCGGCTATGGCGCCGGTGTTGCCGCCGTCGCGGCGATGCATCAACGGGTGCGCAAGGCGGCAGGACTGCTGAACGAGCGCAAGGGCATGGCGGTTATCTTTGTCAGCCATGCCGACCTTGAAGCCGTGCGCCCGCCCGATCAGGACGACTATACCCGCTACAGCCTGCGCTTGATGGCCAAGTCGCTGCCGCCCTACGTTGATGACGTGGATATGGTGGCGTTCGTGCGGCTGGTATCCGCCTTGCGCGGCGAGGAAGGCGACCGCAAGAAGATCATCAGCAACGGCGACCGCGAAGTCGTCTGCCATGCCACGGCGGCAAGCGTTTCCAAAAACCGCTACGGCATTACCGACACGCTGGATTTTGTCGCCGGGGAAAACCCCTTCGCGGCAACATTCGGCCTGAACAAGGCCAAGGCCAAGGCCAAGGCAGAAACCAAACCAAAGCCCAAGGCCAAGGAACCCGAGCCGGAAACCACCGACGCGGAAATTGATCCCGCCGACTTTGCAGAAACGGAGTAATTGTTATGTCATTTTGGGATATGAGCGATGGCGAAAGCGCCATTGACGGCAAAACCGAATACGAAGCGCCAACCGGCAATTTTGACCCAATCCCGGACGGCAGCAACGTGCTGTCATTTATCGAGGAAGCCAAGTGGGATGAACACCGCGATGGCAACCGCTTCCTCAATCTGAAATGGCGCGTTGAACAGCCGGAGGAATTTCTCAACCGGGTGATTTTCCAGAAGCTGTGGATTCTTGACGATGATCCGAACGTCAAGGACGCGGACAAGATGAAGAAAAAGCGCGACAAGGCCAAGAAGATGCTGGCCGCAATCGACGCCAACAGCGGCGGCAAGCTGGGCCGCAAGGCCGGTATCCCGACCAATGACGACTTGGCCTTGGCACTGCAAACCCGGCAAATGGTGCTGCGCTTGCAGGTCTGGGAAATGCCAGATGGCAACGGCGGCACGAATAGCGGTAACTGGATCAGCGCCGTCTTCCCCAAGAATAAGGAAGTCCGCATTGGCGAACTCGCCGCGCCCGCATCCGCCCCTGCGCGGGGGGCGAGTGTGCCGCTGGACGACGATATCCCGTTCTGACCCTGCCGTTCCCGGACCCCTGCCCTTACCGGGCGGGGGCGAGGATAACCGCAGGAGCAACAGCAATGGATAACACCGCTACACCCCCCGAACAGCGCAGCGCGGCTTGGTTTGAACAGCGCAAGGGCCGTGTGACTGGCAGCGTTGTCGGCGCGATCTTGGGCATGTCGCCTTACATGACGCGTGCCGATGTCATGCGGCAGATGGTGCGCGCCAGTCTGGGCGCGGAGCGAGAGTTCACCGGCAATGTAGCCACCGAATACGGTACGTTCAACGAGGCCGGCGCGCTGATCGACTTCCAAATGGAAACCGGCCTGCAATGCAAGCCCGCGCATTTCATCGCCATTGACGATTGGCTGGGGGCCAGCCCGGACGGATGGACGAGCGACGGCGGCTTGGTCGAAGTCAAATGTCCTTACGGCAAGCGCAAGGAAGAAAGCCCGGTATTCAAAACACCGGACGAACAGCCGCACTATCTGGCGCAAATGCAGGTGCAGATGCACGTGGCCCGCGCGCCGCATTGTCATTTTTGGCAATGGGCCACGGGTGGCACCCGGCACGATGTCATTGCCCGTGATGACGCATGGCTTAATGCCACGTTGCCTATCTTGCGGCAATTCCACGCCGAATATCTGGACGAACTGGCGAATAGCCCGGATGAACACATCGCCCCCAAGCGCGTCGAGATTGACACGCCCGAGGCGCGCAAGATGGTGGCCGAATGGGACGAGTTGAACGATCAGCTAGACCGCGCCGCCGAACGCAAAAAGGACTTGCTGAACGATATGATTGCGCTGGCAGGCGAAAAGAACGCGCTGCTATCCGGGCGCAAGTTGACGCTAACCCAGCGCGCCGGGGCGATCAGCTATGCCAAGGCGATCAAGGTGCTGGCACCCGACGCTGACCTTGAGAAATGGCGCGGCAAGCCGTCATCATTCTGGCAGGTGCGCTAACCCGTGCAATTGCGCCCTTACCAGTCCGCCGCTTGCGATGCCGCGCTGGCATGGCTCAAGCAATCCGTCGACCCCGTGCTGATAGACGCAGCCCCCGCGGCAGGCAAAAGTTATATGATAGCCAGCCTTGCCGCCAGCCTGCACCAGATCAGCGGCGGCAAGCGAGTGCTATGCCTTGCGCCGAATGCTGAACTGGTAAAGCAGAACCACGAAAAATATCTGCTGACCGGCGAATATGCCAGCATCTTCAGCGCCAGCGCAGGGGCTAAATCTACGCGCCATGTCGTGGTGTTTGGCACCCCGTTGACCGTCAAGAACAGCATCAGCCGCTTTTGCCAACCGGGCAATAATGGCTTTTGCGCGGTGATCGTGGATGAGGCACACGGGCTGACGCCGACGATCCGCGACGTTATCGACGCCATACGGCAAGCCAACCCTAACTTGCGGGTGATAGGCCTGTCCGGGACGCCCTACCGTCTGGGCAGCGGATACATATTCACCGCATGGCCCGATGCCGCGCCGTACAAGGGCCGCATTAATGGCGATGACGTGGCCCGCGCGCCATATTTCATGAAATGCGCCTATCGCGTCAGCGCCCGCGAAATGCTGGACGGCGGGTTTATCACGCCCATGC